AAAAAAATATGGAACTATGGCTGGTGCTATGGTTAGAAAAGAAATTGTAAATGATTTAGTTGATTATGTTAGTATAACAGGAAATCCTGATAGTTTTATAGATAACATTATTGGACCAGAAGGTTACTTAACTAAGGCTAATCAGTTATGGAAAATGAGTAAAGTGGTTTTAAATCCACCTACTCAATTTCGTAATTTTGTTTCTAATATGGTTTTATTAAATACTTCTGGTGTACCATTACATAAAGTTCCAATTAGAATTATTGAAGCGGCAAAAGATATAGCAAATAATGGTCCTTACTATGAAATTGCTGTTAAATATGGAGTTCCTTCAACAACCTTTAGCAGTAAAGAGGTCTTAAAATTAACTTCAGAATTTGAAAGATTAATAAAAAAATATAACAAACCAACAGATGCACTGGGCTGGATTAATAAAACAGGCTGGATGTTAGCTGATAATCCTATAACTAGACCTATGCAAAATCTGTACGGTTTTAGTGAAACACTTGGAAAAACTGCTAAAATTATTGATGAAATGAAAAAAGGTGCTACAGAAGGTGACGCAGTGTTAGCTGCACAAGAAGCATTATTTGATTATTCTTTAGTACCTGGATTTATTGAAGGAATAAGAAGATCACCACTTGGTTCTCCTTTTATTACGTTTACTTATAAAGCTGGTCCAAAAGTTTTAGACAATATGTTAAAGAGACCTTTTAACACTGCTAAATATTTGGCAATTCCAGCAGCAGTTGGTTATTATATTGCAAATCAATTTCTAACTACGCAAGAAGATTCTGATAATTTAAATAATTTAATACCAAGATTTATAAAAGAAAAAGGAAGTGCTTTTATTATTCCTGTAAAAGATTCTTACGGTAGATGGCAAGCATTAGATTTTAGTTATTTTTTACCTTGGTCTATTTTTACTGAAAGTGCAATTCAAACAACAGATATGGTTAATAATGATGTAGATCGTTTAGGAGATTTATGGAACAATGTAGGATTAGTTGGAGGTATGCTTCCAAATTTAATCGCTGCTTTTACTTCCAACAAAGATCCTTTTACTAAAAGACAAATTTGGTTTCCTGAAGATCCTCCTAGTAAACAAATTGCAGATAAATTAACTTATGTTTACAATCTTTTTATGCCTAGTTTTTTAGGTGAGTATGGAACTATAAACAAGGTTAAACAACACATTCAAGGTGATGTAGATTATTATGGAGATCCAACAAAAGATTTAACTGCTTCATTAGTTACTGCATTTGGTGTGAATTTGTATCCAATTAATACTGATACACAACCATCAAAAAACATTTACAACATGAGAAAATCAATAAAAGAAATAAGAGCAAGATATAGAAAAATTATTAGAGATCAAAATCTTTCTGAAAAAGAAAAAGAAGCACAATCATTAACGTATGAAAAAATGTTAAACGATAGAATAGAACAATTAAATGAATATATAAAATCTATGGAAATTTCTGATAAATTAAAAACAGAAACAACATATAACAATTAAGCAATTAATAGGAGAATAAAACAATGGCTGGAACAGGCGTAGGTAAATACAGTACAACAGCTAGTAATAACGAAACAGTACAAAGTACAAACTTTGCAGAAGGCATGGCTCCGTCTGACGTTAATAACGCAGCTAGAGAAACTATGGCTAATATGCGTAGTATGTATAATCAAATTGGTGAAGGATTTGTAGAGTATGGTGATAGTGATGGTGAATATACAGTTGCTCGTACTGATGCTGACACCATAACAATTACATCATCTTCAAATTTAACAAGTATATATTATGCTGGTAGACCAATTAGAATACTTGATGGTGGTGGTAACACAGTTACTGGTGCTATTAGTAGTAGTAGTTATTCTAGTCCAACTTTAACTGTAAACTTATCAGGTATATCTCTTGCCTCTGGAAACCCTACCAAAGTAGAACTTGGTCCAGCTATGAAAGCTGGTGGTGGTCGAGTTATCTTAGATGATGATGAGGATAGTTATATATCTGCATCTACAGATGACCAGGTAGATATTACTATTTCTGGTACAGCACAAGTAGAAGTTAAAGATGGAAGCATTGGACCAACTACTGATAGTGATGTAGACCTTGGAACAACCGCTAAAAGATTTAAAGATGCTTATGTTGATACATTAACAACTACAGGAAATGTTACAGTTGGTGGAACAATATCTGGTACACTTGCTGCCTCTGTATTAGGAGCAGTCTATCCAGTAGGTTCTGTTTATATTAATGCTACTAGTTCAACTAATCCAGCAACATTACTTGGATTTGGAACATGGGCTGCTTTTGGTGCAGGTCGTGTACCTGTAGGTATTGATGCTAGTGATTCAGACTTTGATACTGCTGAAGAAACTGGTGGTGCTAAAACACATACTCTTGCAGAAGCAAACTTACCTGCTCATACTCATACTTTTTCTGGTTGGACAATGGCTGCAGGAATAAGACACCAAGATGGTGTTGACCATATACCACAAAGAGGTGATCAAGGTTCAGCAAGTGGAACATTTACAAGTAGCAGTGTTGGTAGTGGAAATGCAGTAACACACATGAATCCATATATTGTAGTTTATATGTGGAAAAGAACAGCTTAATGGAACAAGAAAATAGAGAAGCAATTATTCGTATTGAAGGTAAACTAGAGCTAATGGATAATAAGCTCAACACCCTCAAGGATAATCACCTTTATCATGTCGAAAAAGATATGCGTCAACTCAAAGCTCTAGTATGGTTTATTGGTACTACAGTATTTATTCAAATGTGTTACTTGATTATTAGAAGCCTTATGTAGTATTGCACGTATTATTTAAATCATATAAAAATCAAGTATGTCTAATAAATGTATCTTGGTAATATCAGACACTCACGTTCCTTATCATCATCCTGATTTAATACCTTTTTTAAAAGCAATTAAAAAAAAATATAAACCTGATCGCATTATTCACATTGGCGATGAGGTTGACTCACACGCCATATCATTCCATGACTCAGATCCTGACTTATATAGTGCAGGTGATGAACATCAAGCATCTTTGCCAACTATCCACGCTATGGAAAAACTATTTCCCAAGATGGATCTTATGGACTCTAATCATGGATCGTTAGTTTATCGTAGACAGAAAGCTAGTGGTCTACCAAGAGCTGCTATGAAATCATACAATGATTTTTTAGAAGTTGGACCTGGTTGGAAATGGCATGATGATCTTTTAATTACTATGTCAAATGGACAACAATGTTACTTTTGTCATGGTAAAGCTGCCAATGTCTTAAAAGTGGCACAACAATATGGTTGCCCAACAGTTCAGGGACACTACCATAGCTCTTATTCTATTCAATACTGGGGTAATCCCAACAGTCTAAACTGGGGTATGCAAGTTGGCTGTTTAATAGATGCCAAATCACTTGCTTTTGAATATTGCAAAACACAAAAGTCCAGACCAATTATAGGTTGTGGAATAATCATAGATGGATTACCAAAATTACTACCTATGGTCTTGTCAAGAGGTGGAAGATGGAATAAAGTGTGTCCATGAAAACATTAGATAAACAAGTTAAAGGCGATCACTATAAAAAGTTTATTATACAGCCTGCTGAGTTTATCAATATTAACAACCTGCCTTATGCAGAGGGAAATGTTGTAAAGTATGTTTGTCGGCATAAAATGAAGGGCAAAAAGGAAGATATAGAAAAAGCTATACACTACTTAGAAATGATTATAGAAAGAGATTATGAATAACGTGGCACGAATGGAAGTACCAAATAGGATGCGATCCATCAATGTTCGTCTAGTGATAGACAATATGCCTATTGTTTCAACAATAGATTACATTATGAATAGTGAAGGTGTAATTCCTGTTGCGATATGGGTAAAGACAAAAAAATCTGAGTCCACATTAGATAGAGAATTACGCAGCTCTGGTAAAGCTGTATCATTACTTTTGCAGTATGGATGTTCTTTAAAAGAAATATCTGAAACATTTACAAGAGATAGCATCATTGGCTCTGCAGTATGGTACATAAACAAGAATTTAGAAGATATTATTGCAGGTAATCAACCTGACAAATTACCAAATTTATCAACTCAGCCTACTGGCTACACAATAAAATGAACGAAGTTAAAGACAGAATTAAAGCACATGAAGGTTATCGTTTAGAACCTTACCACTGTACTGAGGGTTTTCTCACTGGTGGATATGGACATAAGATACTGGATGGTGAAGAAGTGCCAACTACCCAGGAAGGTTGGGAAGATCTATTTAACAAAGATTTTGAAAAGGCTTTAAACGGGGCAAACAGCCTCATAGAAGAACATTTGGAGAACACTGAGTGGATAGACCTAGAAGATCATAAAAGAAACGTCATACAAGGCGTTTTGATCGAAATGTGCTTTCAACTAGGTCAAGCTGGTGTCGGTAAATTTAAGAAGATGTTTAAGGCATTGGCTGAATGTGACTTTGAAGAAGCATCTGCACAAATGAAAGACTCAAGATGGAGACAACAAACTCCAGCTAGGTGTTTAGAACTAAGCACCATTATACAAAACATTTAAGGACATACAATGAATCCATTATTATTGATTAAACCCCTTTTGGGGTTAGGGGGTAGTTTGCTTGGAAACCCCGTTGCAAAACTTATCACTGAAAAAACTGTCGGAGCTATTACTCACAAGCTAGAGAAGGATAAGATAATTAAAGCTAAAGAAATAGAAGCTGCAAGAGATGTAGATGTAGCTAAGATTGGAGTACAACTAGAACAAGTACGTCAAACACAAAACTCATGGAAAGACGAATGGCTCACTCTTACTTTTAGTGGTATATTTATTTGTCATTTTATTGGACCACTACAACCTTACATGAATAGAGGTTGGGAGATCCTAGCACAAGCTAATGATTATTACTGGGTTATCATACTGACAATAGTTGGTGGATCATTTGGAGTATCTACACTTAAAAAATTTAAGAAATGATTTGGGTACTAACAGTAATGATGTGGTACGAAAGTGAACAAA